CTGCCAGTCCGTGAGATCGATAGCTGCCGAACCATAGTAAGCGCAAAGGCCTCGAGCGTATCGCGCCCGAGCGAGCGCAACACGATCTCCGGCCTCGGCTCTTTTCCCAATGCCTCGACGAGGGACTTGACCTCCTCGATCGCGAGAGACCGCGAGGGGGAAACGAATTCTTGATGCTCGGCATAGCCCGACATGAGGTCGGAGAGCGTGACCGCGTCGAGCTCTTGCACGTCGACGTCCGACGCGAAGAAAGGCACGGGGTCGGGGAGTGCGACCGTGTCGGGATCGAAGTACGCGCGCCACACGATCTGCCGATCGACGAGTCGCGAGTGGAGCAACGGGTCGATGTTGATCGCCCGATCCGGGGACCACTCGCGCTGCTTACAGAGGGCGAGGAATTGCCTCTGAGCCTCGACGCGGCAGGCGTCGATCTCGCGCTCCGTGAGGGCGCGCACGGCGATCCGCACCTCCGGGCGCCCGGGGAATTCGAGCGTGCGGAATGCGCGTTTCGGGCCGAGGATGATCGCCCGGATCTGGTCGTCGAAGCGCGCCACGGATCAAAGCCGCCGAGGCTTGCCTGCCATGACCGTGAACGTCGCGCCTGCGGGAGATCCTACCGAGTATTCGGCGTCGAATCCCGTGATCCAGCCGTCGAAGCCGAGGCGCTTTCCGCCGACCACGATATTGATCGTCACGTCGGCATCGTTGATGCACTTCTCGAGGAAATCGATCTCCATGCCCGCTTTGGGGACGGCGTTCGATACTCGGATCGTGCACTCGACAGGCCCGCGCGAACGGCCGGAGAGGCCCTTCTTCATGGTGCGAACTGGTTGCGAGTTGGGCGCGATCGAGACCGAGACGGAGATCGCCTCGGCGAGACTCTTCGCGTCGAATTGAACCTCGCCCGGGCCTTCGTATTGGGTGAGCGTTTGGCGTGCGGCAACCATAGATCAGCCGATCTGGCGCACGTCGATTGCGCCCTGGTGAAAGAGCTCGACCACGTCACACGGGATCGAAATGTTCGCGCGCCCCGTCGCGATGGCGTCGGGCTCGACGACGATATTCGCGCCGTTCGCCTCGACGTTCGTAAGGTACCGGCCGAATGCGCCGGCCGATCCCTCGGCGTCCTCGGCGTCGAAACGCTTGGTCACGCCGTAGGCCCAATCCTTGATCGTCGAGGGCGTAGCCACGCCCGGGGGCGGCATGACGCCGACGGCGACGTCGGCCGCGAGCTTCGGATTGTTCGCGGCGAAGGTCGCGAAGTCAGTCTCGAGTTGGTCTGCGACGGCGTCCACGGCGTCGACCTTGTGCACGTCGAGCACTCGGTAATCGGGGGTCGATCCCGCGAGGCACTTCGTCGTGATTGCTCGAGCGAGCACGCACGTCGCGCCGTCGCCGAGCACCTTGATCGGCGAGATACCGTTATTCAGCGCCGAGGCAAGCTCGGAGTTGATCGGTTGATCCGCGGGGGTGCGTTGCGCGATGGCTGCGGGGATGCTGATTCCGTCGAAGTTGTAGGCCGCATCCGAGGATCGGCCCTTGGCGTAGACACCCGCCCACGACGCCGTGAGCTCGGCGGGCGGAACGTCGGAGTTGTAGTGCCACACGCACCGCGCGCGGGCGTCGTTGTTTCCGCTCGCGAGGGTGATCGTATTCGCGAGGGTGTCGGCGCTCGCGTAGAGATACACGCCGCGCTTGCCCTCGGTCGGATCGCAATACGTCGTGTGGTGCGCCTTGAAAAGCGCCACGTTCGTGGCGTCGTCGTACGGCGTGACCATGATTTGCCAGCGTTGCGCCGCCGCAGCCGCAAGGGCGTTTGCCGGGCTGTCCGACGTCGCGCCGCTCGTGAGATAGGCGTCCGTCGCCGTGTGCGTGACGCCTGAGCCGCTCGAGATCGCGTCATAGACGCGAATGCGATTACCGCGCGGGCCCTTGTGCTTCGCCGTGACCGTGACCGTGCCGGTCACGTTCGCGGCCGTGACGGGGAGATCGGGCGCATTGTTGATCGCGAGCGCGACGGCGTCGCCGATCGCCGTGACCGAATCGCCCGAGGCGAACGGCGCAACGACGCGCTCGCCGCACACGTAGACCTCGACGGTGCCGGCCGCCGTTGCGGGGCCTCCCGAGAAGACGATCGTCGTGCTCGCGGCCGTGCCTCCGCTTTCGGCGATCACGGCACCGTAGAGATTGGCGCCGGGGAACACGCCGAGAAGACGCTTGATCATCCGGTGGAGCTCGGAGCCCTGTCCGAAGTAGGTGATCGCGTCGTCGACGGAGAGGGTTTGCGTGATCGAGGCCGCGGCCTTCGATCCCGCGGAAGTCTTATTCCCGAGCACGAGGATACGGAGGGCAGCCGCCGCGGCCGACTGCGTACCGACGCCGAGCGAAACCTTGAGGTATCCGCCCGGGACCTTGTTCGACGTGTCGATGATGCTCGCGAGAGTCATAGGATCAGCCCTTCGCCTTCAAGGTCGGAGTCCGCACGGGTTCACGCACGTCCCCACGCGCGAGGGCGCGGCGGTAGTACGCCGAATCCTGCACGGTCGTCGGTTCGGCATCGGTGCCCGTCACGTATCGGGATCGGAGATCCTCGAGGGGGAGGAGACGATCGTCGACCTGCACGAGCTCGAGTTTTGCCATGGGGCGAGAATCGCCGATCTCCGGGATCGGCGCAACCCCCCGGCCTTATCCGCTCGTGAGGGTCGATACAAGGGGTTGATCGGCCGCATCCACGGCGCCGAGTGCAGTCGGACACCAACGCGCGAGAAGTGCTACGAGATTATCCATGCCGTCGGTCTCGTGCAGCGGCAGGCAGTCGAGGGTGTGCGTGATCTCGACCGTGAGCGAGACGAACGGGAACACGGAGGTGTCGGCCGTCTGCACGAAATTGGAGACGAACCCGATCGACTCCTCGGGGATATCCCGCACGCCGACGGCGGTAAGCACGTCGGTCACGGTCTCTATATCCGCGCCGGGCGGGTTGGGTGTGTAGACGTAGGTCCGCCCGTCGAGGGCGCGGATCATCTCGACGCCGACGGGCGCGAGGGCCTGCCAGAACTCGAGCACACGATCGGTCGGGGCTTGCGGCGCGTACCACTCGATCACGAATTGCGATCGGAGCATGACGCGGGTGCCTGCGAGAACGTTTTTCGAGGATCGCCGAACGACCGAGAGCAGGGGGAGCGTTTCGGCAGGGAGATTCGCCCGAACGACGGGGTGCCCGATCGTGGTGGCGACGGCATCCTGCCCCCACGTCGAGGAGAACGCGAGATCGAGACGGTTCGCCATGAGCGCGCGCAACGCGTTCACGATCGTATCGGGTGTGGAGTCCCCGATCATCGGCGCGACACCTGGATCGCGCCTACGGCCGCCGTTGATCCGTTGCCGACCGACGGCGCGAGGGCGTCGAGCTCGTCACGGAATCGATCGCGGTAGTATCTCCACTTCGCTGCCTGCGCGTCCGTGTCGGCCGCACCCGTGAGGGAGAGACGATAGAGGCGCTCGGCCGCGCCGTAGGCGACGGCGTCCCGGAGATCCGTCACGTCGGCAAGATCCGCCTCGTAGACGGGCGGGGCGCGGCGGGAGAGTGCTTTGATCACGTCGGCGAGGGCGGCCTCGCGGAAGGTCGCCGAGCTCGCCGATAGCTCGGGGGGTATGAGGCGCGCGATCTCCCGCGCTGATCCGATCTCAGTTTGGAGCTGCGCATGCGTGCACACGGTATCGACGGCGATCGTCATCCGTTCACCTCGGAGAGGGCGGCCTCGACGGCCGCGCCGAGGATCTTGGGGATATCTTGCTCGTGCATCTCGAGCGCGCCACGCATGAAACGCTTTGCAGGGATCGTGCGCGTTCCGAATTCCTGATAGGGCGCATAGTAGGCCTCGGCGCCGCCTGCGATGATGTCGATCCCGAGCTCGCCCGATTCCATGACGTGGGGTTCGTCGGCGCGGATCGAGTTTCGGAGATATCCGTAGCGGACCGGGGCGAGCTTGATCGCGTCGGCTGCTACGAGCGTCGCGCACGCTTTCAGCGCCGCGCCTACCTTGCTCCCGACGGCGTCCGTGAATTGCTCGCCCGCGCGCTTGAAGGCGGCGTCGATGCGCGACGCGTCAATCTCGACGTGCACGCCGAGAGTCGTCACGCCGAGATCCCGAGCTTGCTCGCGATCGAGTCGCGGATCTTCGCGTCGGACCAACGGCCGTCGACCTTAAGATCGGCGATCTTCGCCGCGTCGAGGAGCTCCTCGCGACTCGCGGCCTCGAGATCAGCGACGGTGAGCGCCGGGGCCGGACCGACGGGGCGCAACCCGAGGATCGCGAGCACCTCGAGATCCGGGATCCGCCCGTCGTCGACCACGATCACATGCCCTGGATCGCACGGGACGACGACACCCGCGAGCCGCACGTCGGCCGCGATCGCGCGTGTGCACAAGTACCCCGGCACAGGCCCGAGTCGGCCGCCCTCGATGCGCCCGCCGACGCCGTAATCGGAGAGGTTCCGATCGTGAAAGATCTGGATCCCGTCGCGCGGAACGCCGCGCGCGGGATCCATCGGGTAGGCGTTCGGGTGGAACGATCGGCGCTCGATTCGCATGGTCCCGAGTATCAAGCGAAACGCCCTCCGGCACAAGTACCGGAGGGCGCACGCATTCGGGGCTCGAGACCGTCGACCTATCAGGCCGTCTTGATCTCGCGCATGCGGCAGACCGCGAGCTCGCTCTTGAGCTTCAGCGCGCAGTACATCGAGACGCGGGTGCGGCGCGCTTCCTTGGCCTCGAGCTCGCCGATATCACGGACGCGAACGCCCATGACGCGAGCCTGCCGCGGATCGGTGTCGAGATTGGCGCCAGGGTCGTTGCCGACCATCATCGTCAACCCCTCCTCGGAGAGGCTCGCGAGCCAAAGGCTTGACAGGGTGGAGCTGCCGCCCTTCGACTCCGCGCTCGTGATCCAGTCGTTCTGCAGGAAGGGGATCCCGCGGTACGCCGGAACGGGCCGATTGAGGCCGGGCATCTGGACCATTTCGGGGGTCGTGCCGCCGAGCGAACGCTGAAGGCCCATGAAGGCACTCTTCAGCTTCGAATTGCCGATCCAGAAGAGA